CTAACAGGTATCGTTCCGAATGGATCACCATCAAAACTAACACCTTGACCACTAGGATTATCTAATGTAAAATTTATTTCTGGAGCTTTCATACCTTGACCATAATCAATCCATCTATATTGTTTGAATAAACCCTCATCCTCTACTATTAGATTCTCTTCTTGTTCTGTCCAAGCCCAATGTCTAGGTAGTTCCCCCTCAACCATTTCAATATAAGGTGTGGGTGGTTGTCCTGCTTGTTCTGGATTTCTATTTATACCAACCACACTAGTATTGAATGCTCCGATTGGTATTGGTATTTCTTCTTCCGTGTCTTCTATTTCTTCTAAATTTAAATCTCTTAACTCACCATCACGTTCAATCGTATATTGTTCTAATAGATCATTATCTTTAATTGTTAATAAACTACTGTCAAATTTAGCAATGGTATCTAACATATTAATTTTATCTAATTCATTAAATCTATCTTGATCACTAAGTGATTGATCACTATTGTAACCAGAGTTTTGTTTTAAATGATTAAAAAATACACTATTTGTATTCATACCACCTATTGTACAAAAGTTATTTATATTGTATAAACCATCATCATATTCATCAGATGGATTTATACAGATAAAGGATTCAAAACTTTCCCATGTAAAAACCTTTGAATCGATATGTCTATGGTCTTTATTTTTTATATCCCTAGCATAAAATACCATACCCGTTATTTTATAAAAACCTGGTTTTTTATACTCATGTTCAAATACACTATTTACCGATAGATGAAATGGTGTTGTATTATGTTCTACTTCACTATCATCACCCCAATTTAAATTCATTATAAAAAATCCATGTGGAGCCTTTACCCTATATGCTTGATTACTCTCTGCAATGTAATCAAATGTTCTGGTTGCATTTGCTCTAAATAAATCTGACCTATCTGGTTTAGTTTCGTAGTTTCTTAAATTCTTATTATTATTATCTCTATTTCCTGATTTAAGAAATATTTTTAATCGTACATTACCCTCAGTACTACCGTAATAATCTTCGGTGTGTAATTCTTTATCATGATAGACAACCAAAGGAACATAAACATTATTGTTATTTTCATCTTTTCTTATTTTATAAGGTAATGCGTCTATACTAAAAAAAGAATAAGGATCACCAAAATTAGAATAACTTTCTGCTGGAATTAATGGTAGTATTATTGAACCGTCTGGTGTTTGAAATTCTTGTTCAGAAACATATCTAGCTTCAAAATCAATTGACTTGGGATTTATATTAGATGATATCATTAAATCATTTAAAGTTAAATCTTCCCATAATCCTCTATTGTTTAGAGTATAAGTACCCAAAGCAACTCTACCATCCCTCTCTTCAAATATATCTGCTTTCTGTGGATTACCATCGGTATCATTAGGATAGTATACAATTAAGTCTCTACCTTGATGTGGTTGAAATACTAATTTATAATTACCAGCTGTACCAAAATCACCAGTATAAGAACCTACGGTTTGTCTATCTCCTATAATTAGTTTCATGGTTAATCTCCATTAACTTTAAAACCACGAGCTCGTAATAAATCAGAACGACTTATCACCTCAACCTTACACCTAGCACCAGTATCTACGAAATCAACAAGGTTTGATAAACCTTCTTGTGCTGGAACATTTACTTCTTTTCTAAATCCAATCTGAGAATTATTTGATCCTAAATTATCATCTACTGTAAATATTCTATTTGCGGGTCCTGTCATTGCTCCACCCTCTATAAACTCTATATTAGTAATTGTTCTCTCGATTTCCTCCCCATCATCATTAACAATTCTTATGGTAGTAGGAAGATCGGTTAAGTATTGATTTACACTATTTGAATCGTGTTCGGTTATAAAAGATGTAAATGTAACACTATCAGTTATAGTACCTAAACCAAAATTAATATCTTCAGTTCTAGCTGGAACACTTGGTAGATACCAAACATGATTTAACCAAAATTCTGTATTGGTTAAAACTGATTCATATCCTTCCCCAAATGAACCCTCTTCATTTACCGTGGGATTATAAGTAGCACATATAAAAAACCATTCATCTAAATCATCGGTAGGTATTTGAGTGTGAGCATTGAATGCATTTAAACTATTTGAAAATGCTTCTCCTTGTTCAGTCTCATATAATAGTTGACCATTATCAACCGTATGATAACGATTAACAAATTGAGTACCAACATGACTATCGTATAATTTATTTTGTCCCTCTCTGTGATCCCAAACAACCAATCTAACCATTCTTTTAAACACACCATCGTCCTCTCTGGTTAGGGTTTCTAGTCTGAATCCATATCTATTTTCAACATCACTCTTGTAGGGATTACCAAAATTAAACAAAGTACCACGACCAGTTTTACCAACAAATCTAACCCACATACTTATGGTAAAACCATCGAGTAAAAATGAATTATTTTTTTGAAATTCTAATTCATTACCATCTTGATTTCTAATTATTATAGCTTGGTTTGGTTTTCTTATTTTTAAAAATCCACTTGATTTGTTTTCATACTCAGGTCTGTCATCTTGAATTTCATCAACAATATTATCCACATCAAGTAAATACGTATTCAATCTATTTCTCATTGATTCTAACGTTTTATTTTGATTAGTTACATTTGCTTCTGTGTTTAATCTAGTTACAAATGCATTTGGATTATTAGGATTAGTACTTATACGAGCATCTACTTGTGGATCAAGTAGTTTTTCAGCTACACCATCTCCATCTACATCTTCAAACGATGGACTAGAACCAATTAAAGAATCAAATCGTTCAAATAAATTATCAATTTCAGTTTGTCTAGTACTTTGTGCAGGTAATAATTCAAAGATATTGGTATTTAATACCTCCTTTGCTTTTAGAGGATTTATCCTATTACCTAATTTTGGTCTTGTTATTTGACTTAGATTCATTACATTAGCAAATTCATACCACAACCAAGTATCAGGATTTGGTTCACTAACAACATATTGTATCTCGGAAAAATCAACTCTATATGGAGTTCCTCCGTTATGAAATTTTAATACATACAATATTTTATTTAAAAGATAAGGTTGTTCTTGATTTGGTAAATCATATATAGATGGATCATCTACTGTACTTGATGGTGTGGATTCATCTACCTGTACTAGTATTTCATTATTTTCTACTTTATCATCCATCCAACTAACTAAATCAAATTCAGATGGATTATAATATTGAGCTGCACTTGCACTTATACTGGTTATCATGTCACTTAATATACCATCAGAAAAGTCTTTTCTATTTTCTGGTGTGTTTCTATCTTTTTTATAAAAGACTAATTTTTCATTTTCTTGTCTACCAGTTACAATTTTACCATCACGAATTGTAGATTGTAAAGAACTATAATCTAAATCTATTTCGGATGGTAATTCTAATGTTTTAAAAAACACATCGTATATTTTATCTGCAAAAACTTCTCTAATATAATTTTCATCTATCGGTGGAAAGGTATCTGTCTGTTGTACATTTTCACCTGGTATAAAAGCAGGTGTGAATATTCTATCAGTTTCAACATGACCTGATACAAAAATTCCTTGTTCTGTTTGTGGTGAATTTGGATGTTGAGTAAATATATAGTTTACTCTAAATTGACTAAACCCACCTAATATACTCTGCGGTATATCAATTCTCCTTACTGAATTTTCATTTACAAATTGATAAGGAACATTTATCTCACCCTCTAACTGATCAACGGTTATATTCCAATTATCAAAATATGTTTGGTCTGTTGAATTTGCATACTCAAAACCCCCATCGTTTAATAAACTAAAGTGAATTTGAAATGATTGAGTTAATTCGTTTTCGGATAATATTGGTTGTAATGTTGGCATTAGTATTGGTCTTCTTGTTGTTCTTCACTTTCTGATTCTAATTCTTCCTCTTCTTCTTGATTAATATCTTCAAGAGATTCACCAACTGATGCAAAGGTTGTTACATTTAAAGGTACATGAACTGGTGTATAAACTTTTTCAGTTAATATTACTAAATTATTTAATGTTTCTAAATTAGATTCAAATACATTATAACCCACGAGAGTTGTTGTATTTAATAAATTTTGATATAAAGGTTCTAATTGTGAGTAATCAACCACTCTTGGTGCTACCCATGATAAAAGTTTTAAAGAACTATCAGAATTTAATTGAAATGGTGTACCTTGTACATACCCATCACCACTCAAATATTCTATTAATCGTTTTAAAATATTTGGTTTTACCATATCAATATTTATTGTGTTGTTGTTTTCTAAATTAAAAAGTCTATTATCAACAGTGACGTAATCTCCATTAGTGGATATTTTTGAATTTGTAAAATCCTGTTGTGCTAATATATTATCTATAGAACCTACTACGTCACCTTTAAATCTTATTTTAACATTTGGAATTCCATTACCCTTTGATTGTAAATCAAACGTATAAATTAATCTATCACTACTTGGAGAAATTGGTGTTGGTGTTTCAAACTCTGTTAAATTACCACCATTAACAAACTCAACTGCAGCTAACACGTCTTCAAAAGTATTAAAACAAAAATCAATAATTGAGTCTTGAAAACTAAAAGCATCCTGTGATTGTAATGCTCGTCTTAAATAACTACCTTGTATATGTGCATTATAGTTACTCATCATACTTGAAAACATACTGATAAAACTTGTTATATTAGGTACTTTTTCCACTAACCAATTGTAAGGTTGAAATTCTAAAAATTGACTATATTGATTTTCATAAGCTATTTGTATATCAAGTATTTCGGTTTCGATTAATTCATCAGGTTCAAATGTCTCTTCTTGTTCTTCTTCTTTTACAACAACACCTTTCCAAGAAGCACACCAATAATTTGGTTTTACCTCAGCTTTCCAATTAGTACAAAACTTTCCCTTTACGTCATAAAAAACACAATTCTCACATGCTTGTTCAGGATTATTAGCCACTTGATATGCTTCAGGTAAATTAGGATCGATTGGTTGACCATTTGGATAAAGTCTTACTTCAATGTCTTTATCCGTATCTTCTTTTGTTGTGGTTGCTTCTTCAGTAAGAACTTCTTCCTTTTCCTCTTCATCTTTATCTTCAAACAATTGCGCAACATCTACTGAAAATTCTATCTCCGTTCCGTATGAAGTACCTGTTATACCCTCTCCTTCTAAAACTATTGTGCTTTCATTTATAGTACTGATTGTATGATTAGCAAAATAATTAAACTCAGGTGCGGATATGGATATTACCATACCAGGTGTAATTGATGAATATAAATTTGGATTATCGGCTGAGTTATTTACATAAGCCCAAGTAGTAGGTTGATTAAATGCATTTGCCATTAATGCAGTTAAGACAGTTGATTCTTGTTCTTGTTCCTGTTGTTGTTCTTGTTCCTGTTGTTGTTGTTCTTGTTCCTGTTGTTGTTCTTGTTGATTGTTTTGTTGTTGATCGTTGTTCTCTTCTTGAGGTGGTGGTGTTTCACTACCTTCATTCTTAGTACCATCGTCTTCCGTTATTATGTCTAATGGATCAATTTTTTTGTTTTTTTCTTTATTATCTTGTTTATTATCAGAATCTTTCTGATCGTTTTCACCATAAGCCATGATTAAACCCTCAGTATAAATTCAAAACCATCATCGTAAATAATAGTTTGATTGTCATTATGTTTGACCTTAACCATTATCTTGTAAGCCCTATTTGGTTCAAACGAATTTAAATCCTGTTTGAAATAAGGTGATACTGAATCACAACTCATTGTTGTGTAAGCACTAAACGGAACAACCGATTCATTAGTCCCCATGTCTATAACGGAATAAGAAGCAGAACCTTCAGCAAAATAACTACCACTTACCGTCTGTACGGATGTTGTAAAACTTTTATCAATGTATCTTTTTCTAGCTCCAAATCTAAACTTTACCACCTCGTTTTCTTTATACGCTTCTCTAAAGTGTAAAGGATATAGATAGTTCTCTACGTTACCTGAAAGGTCTAAAGAAGTCAAACTACCCGTGTTAGAACCCGTTGCTGGTAAGTGGTCATCCCATTTTATCTCTAACTTAGGAGAGTAGATTGTATGAGTTTGTCTTGAAAAGAATTTTATATCTTCAAAACTACCAGTTGATGTTTCCCTACTACCTGATATTCTTAATAAGAATCCGTAATTTGTATTAGTACCATTTAACCATTTTTGAACTATTGTGGTTACGTCCATATTGATATCTGGTGATTCTGATGAAAATGATTGTGTTACTTCATCACCCACTATATGAGTACCACCAGCATCCGTCCAAGATATCTCACTAGCTCCGTCTTTATTCTTCCTATACAACCAACTACACCCCTCGGTTGTCTTTGGTGTATCTGCTTCTTTACCAACACCCTCATCCCATTCTTGACTCAATGGATAAGCAGCTATTGTATATTCTTCTGATAATCCACTAGTTCCTTTTGTTTCATATAAACGTAACGAAGCTTCGTAATCACTAGCAGCTACATTGGATGAACTTAAAAAACTCTCCACTTCTGTTGTATCAAATTGTACTAAAGTTCTTGTTGGATAATCAAACTCTCTGTTAAAAAATACTTTTTTAATTTCAAGTATTTCATCTTGTCCTGTATTTTTATCTTGAAAGTCCTCACCACTAATTGGATTAGAACCACTATTAATAAAGGAATCTTTGGTTGGAAAGAAAAAACGATGCATTAGATTACTCTCCCATATATATCTCTGTTTGGATTTCTTAACTCAAACACAGCTGGTGTTACAGATGGTATGATAATGTTATCTTTTGATAATGCTCCACCATCTTCGGAGGCACCAAACGGATATTGAAATCCATATCCTGGTACATTATTTATCACAGCACCATCAAAATCAAATCTAAACAAGTCTCTCGATACATTAGCATCCTCACCTAATTCAGTTCCACTTTGAAATAATCTTAATTCTTTAATTCCTATTACACCATCAAGACCTAATATATTATATTGTAAATCATTCATGTTTATTGTTTGTCTAAATTGCATCTTTTCTATTCTAAAGAAATCTTTAATAACATCTATGGTTTCTAATTTAACATCGGTTGGATTAAATCTCCTATCGGTATTGATTACAAAATTAACTCCAAAATTTATATAGTGACCTGAAAAATTAACATCAGTACCAGTACCATCTAATGAAAATCCAAAATCTAATATGTCGTTTATCATTCTAAATTGTTCAAGATATGTTCTTAAATTATTAAACACTAATAATGGTGTTTGAACTAATTGTCTGTTTTGATTGTAAGATAAAGTTCTTATATTTAATGTATTTCTATCACCACCCCTTTCTATATAAGCTTTTGCTATGTTACCAAATTTTGCTGGTAGATTTAATATACGTGCAGTATAGTCTTCTTTTGTTACACATCTTAATTGTGTACTAAAATAAGTTTTTGCATTTTCTTTTATTTCTTTTACCGTCTGTCCATCAGTTCCACCACTAGCTGGTTCTTCGTTATTGACATTAATAGTTTCAGATGAATTCAATATTGTGGTTAATTCTCCTGCTTGAACATTTGATGTTGAACCACCACCAACTCTATACTTGACGGTTAAAATAGTATTGTTTGGAATCTCACCTAAGTTTAAAGAATTATTTGAAGCTAAATTACTAACACTAGCATTTATAACAGAAGCAGGTACTCCAGCTAGATTTATTCCTTGTTGTTCTATAATAGAAAATATACTAGAGTTAGATGAACCAGTTACATTAAATCTATACAATCCATTTCCAAATTGCATTTTAGTAGTATTATCATCTGGATCGATTTTAGTTGTAAATTTTTTATTTGTCTTTATGTACTCTAGTGTATAAGGTATAGACACATCACTATCATCATTTGTTAATTCACCTTGATCATAACCACTACCACGTTCCGAATCATTTGAGTAATGAGTTTGTTTTAGTATTCGTTCTTGTCCTAAAAAATCAACCTCATACC